TTCCATTTGCTTCATTTTTTCTTGGTCAGATATCTGTTGTACTTTGGCAGGATTTAGTTGATCCAGATGCTTTAAATACCAAACACGCAATGTTTCAGGAGTACAACCGATTTTAGGAGCAATAGCTGTGATTGCTGCCCAAGTAGAAGGATAATCTTTTTCAGATTCAATTAGTAATTGAACCGCTCTTTCTCTAATTTCGGGGGTATAGTTTGGTTTTGTCATCGGGATAGTCTCTCAGAATATTGACTCTCCGACAAACCCGGTACGGTTCACTTTTCAAATTTAGCTAAGTCATGTTTAAAGTAGGCTTTAGCTTGCTCAGGTGTACAAGTATCCCCTTTTTTTACCTTCACGCCATTTGGATAAACTGTGGTGCCAATGCCAATGGTCCAGATTCCTACACCATCGTCATAAGCTGTGAATCGTGTGCCTTCAAATCCTGAGATTAGGTCAACGCCAACATCACTTGTGGTTTTTCCACCTGGTGCAAGCTTGTCGACCATCTTATTTAAATCGTCTACTTGTGCTTGTGTGAGTTTTCCACCAGCAATTACTCGGGCAGCGTCGAAGAATGGTTTAGTTGTCATTTGATTCACCTTTCTTTTTCTCTAACTCAGAGCTACCAAAATAAAAGCCACATGCAGTTGTCATAGCCCCTGCAATGAAACCCAATGCCGTATTGATCAGATTGCTGTTTTCTCGCGGCATATCCACAAAAAATAAAGCAATCACTAAAACAAACATCAGTCCCACTAATGCGAAAGCTAGATATGCGCGAGTATTTTCACTGTTCATCTTTTTGCTTCCTCCAACCGTGATACTTTCTCTTTAATTAAAGACTGGTCTTGGCTTAATTGAATAATTGAAGATCCAACCCACGCACACAATGAAAATACGATTCCTGCAAAGATGCCAAGCAGTACACGCAGCACAGAAATTCCACCATCTTGTGCTGCTGTGCGGTTTTCTAAATTGGCGACTTTGATGTCCAATGTATCGATATCCTTTTTGTTCTGTTCGCTAGTCTCTTTGTGCGCTTCATTAATGAAAGTCAGTCGAGTAACATGATCTGACAACATGCGAATATCACTTTGAATGGAGTCGATTTTCTTTTCAAATCTCAACCCGTATGATTCATTTTCAGTCATGCCTTCCCCCTATTGTTAGGCAAAAAAAAGCACCCGGTTGGGTGCTGATAATTAAAGGTTTATTAATAACTCGATACATCGATTAACATGTACATATGTCTACAATATCCATTGTAAACAGCACTAACATCTTGTGCGAATTGAACCTGATTTGAGGTATAAGTAATAGTATTACCCTCAATGGCGCAAACTGATGACATTGCTATGACATCTTGACCTTCAGGCGTCCACTCTGAATAAACAGTATTTACCCTATTTAAGGGAATACATGCATAAGACTTGCCAATCGGCAAATACTCGATCTGAGTATTGTAGTTTGAATTAAACATTGGCCGATAGGTATTGGGATCAATAAACATTTTTATGGGCTTCAAATACTCTGCACCGCTGTAATAAACTACTTTACTTGATGCATCCAAACAGACTACACCAACACCATGTTCTGGAATATTGCTTCTAGGCAATCGACCAAAAACAAATACCTCTAAATACTTAGATGGATTGTTTAAATTACTAACAGAATTAGCCACACCATCATAATTACTTGCTGAGCAAACAATAGAAAGCTTATTGGCTTTCATACTTAAATAAGCAGAAGGACAAACACAACTAAATGCAATAACAGGAAAATCTATCCCTGTTATATCTACTTCAAAAGTACGAGAGTAATGGATAATTCCAGGTTCAGATGTGAAGTAGAAACGTTGTTTTCTGATAAATGCAAGGTTGAAATAGTCATCATCAATAGCATTTATGAAGTCGTTCTTTACTAAGAAATAGTTATCCATCAATATTCACCAATATAAACTTCAAAATCAGTCCCTGCTTTTGGCTGCTCACTGGTCGCGATGTATTTAACCGTTACAATCTGCTTGTTAGAACTAAGACTTACTTCATAGTTAATTCCCAAAGGGGCATCGATTGGATCAGATGTAGTTGCCAATCCCTTTGGAATAAAAAACATCGTGCCATCAAGTGGCTTGTTAAGGTTTAATAATGCTGAAGTTTGTCCATTTTCGATTAGAACCTTCCCTAGTATTTTAGGGATTTTCACAGTTCCATTAAAAACAACTTCCCCTGCTCCAGAATTTACTATCATTCCTGTAGGCACTTACCATCTCCCAATTCGCACACGCATAACATTGTTTTCGTCGTAAACTTCGATCTTCTCACCACTAATTACAGTCCTAGCACCATTTGGTTTTGATTGATCCGCTAATGAGGTAAAGGTACCTAGATTTGCTGTGATAACGCTTAAGTTTTCAGCCCAAATTCGATTCGCATTGATGTATCCAAAACTACCATTGTCGACATACAAACCACGCGGTATAACAGTGCCATTAGGCAAAGTCACAGGCGTGTTTTGCAGGGTCATTAAAGGTTTAGGTTCTACACCATCAACACCGACAGGCGTACCAAACTGAATTGCATCATAATTGAATATGAAAGTTGAAGTCGTACCATCATTCATTGATCCATGACCAGAAACATGGCCATTTACATCGAACTTAGTAAACTGCTGAGCATAGATGCCATCCACACTTTCACTGACATTTTGAATAGACGCACTATTCTCACCGACTTTAGTTTGCAACGTTTCCGTTACTTTTATCGTTGAAGAAATAGCACTTGAATTTGCCTCGAGCTGGCGCTTGAATACGGCATTGTTATCATTCATCTGAGCAGAAAGCTGTTCAGTAAGTTTAGCCTGAGCTAAATCGCCTTCAATACGTGCAGATTGCTCTGACCAGACACCTGCATAACCTCCTTCATTTCCGATTAAGTCAGATTCTGACCCGATCAACGGAGGATTGATTTGCGCGTAAACACCATCAATTCTAGTTGTTTGGGCAATAACTTTGTCATCTACATTTTTGATTTCAGATTTAACTTGAACAATATCACCTGTGCTAGCTTTATCATCAAGCTCAAGGTTAATTGAATCAATCGCTTCAGCATTTGCAGATGACTGCTCAACTGCTACCTGTGCAGATTGGCGTACAGTTGCAAGAGCACTATCATTACTTGCGATATACATATCAATCTTTTGAACTGTTACTTTATCGCCTTCAATTCGCGCTTGAACTTCTTGCTGTGCATAAGCCTGTAAGTTATTTAACTCAGCTACTGTGGTATCGACACGTTTACTTAGAGCAAGATCACCTTCAATCATTGCTGACTGAACAGACCATGTACCAGCGAAGCCCTGATCATTACCGATCAAATCTGATTCAGATCCAATCAAAGGTGGATTAAGCTGTGCATATACACCATCGGTCTTCTCAGCAACAAGTGAAAGATCATTTGCAACAACTCGAATACTTTCTTGAACCGCCGCAAGACCATCATCACTTGATTTCTTGACCGTTTCCACAACTTCAAGAACACTTTCATCACCATCAATAATTTGCTGTGAAAGGCCATCCGATGCCTGTTGAATAGCGTTTTGACGATCAATGACTTCTTGTGCAATCCGATCTTTCGTATTTTGAATATCTTGCTTAAGTGGACCTATTTCAGCATCAATAGTCTCAATATGATCAATCTTGGTTTTAAGATCCTGGTTGAGCTGAGACTCACTGATTTGATCATTCAAGAGCTCAAGAACATCTGTTGCATCGGCTGAAGTTGTCGCATGAGTCCAGTCCGACCATGGTCCAATGTTTCCAATCCTATCAATCAAACGCCCTCTATAAAATTGCGTAAGATTTGGCTGCAAGCCTTGAATCGCATGTGTGGTAGTTGGATAAGCAAATAAACCCAATTGAGCAATGTTGCTGGTACCATCCGGTGAAACTTGAATCTCGGTATAAGCCGTATCAAGTGCACCAGTTGCAGGAAAACCCCAATTTAGGCGCATACCAAACAAAATACCTGTTGCTTGGATGAATGCCAATTTTGGCGGTAAACCTTGCTTTCCAGAAAGTTCAGTCAAAATTGAATAAACTGGTAAAGAAGCAATCTCAAATGCTGAAATCGCTGTTACTCGTGCTTGATATTGACCCGCATAAATACCTGGTACTTCGACTGAGTTATTGCCGGTTACTGGAAGCTTAATCCAGCTGCCGTCATCCTTGCGCCACTCAACTTGATATTTAACCGCGCCCTTAGCCTGCGCCCAAGATACAATCATTGTCGCTAGATTGATGCCCTGATCAACTCGGCTTTCACTAGTAACAACGACATTAGTTACAGGATCCTGAATTGTTGGATTCACAATCGAAATCGGAACCTCATCAAAATAAGCACCCTTGTCAATGGCATCGAACTTGGCTGGATTATATTGAAGTGCAGTAACTGAAAATTGATGACTTTCGTCTTGAGTAATCGAGATCACTCGAAACTTCATTGTTGCTAAATCTTGAGCATCTATAACCCATACATTTTGAGTGGCAATAGCATCAAATTCATGAGTAACAGTTACCACTCGACCCGAGATAGATTGAACAATACGAGTTTGAGCTTTTCCATCCTCGCCATTAATAATCAGCCTGTCGCCAGCAACTGCCACAACGTCGTCACGATCTAGGGTAATGCTTTTACGATCTGCTGAAATAGCTGATACACGACCACCATTTGCACGACCTGCAAATAAAGGATCAGCAACTTCAATCACTTTCCCCGGCAATGGTATATAACCGTCCAGACCAACCTTGAAAGACACAGTACGTGTTTCAAGTTGCTCAGACTTTAATGCCCACCAGCCTGCTCGCTGCGCTTGTCCTCGCGAAGTGCATCCCCAAGCATCAATTTCCAAAATACGAACTTGGCCAGCTTCAGTAATCGCCTTTTCATCACGAACAAACTCATATTCAGTTTTATAGTGATTAGCCGGGTTATCCCACGCAACTTTTACAACATTGTGGCGATCACGTGCACGAGTACCTGCATACTCAAAATTGCCATCAATGACATTGGCACGCGTATAAGTGAAATACGTATCTTGGGGAATATCCGCATCACAAATAATGCTATTGCCATCCCAAAATGTGATGGCACGAAATACACCAGCTAATTTCGTTAAAATTTCAAAGGCACCTTCTGCGCTCTGAAGATAAACGTTACAAGTAAAGCGTGGTTCTTCTCCACCCAAGCCATCTGGTACCAGCTCATCACAATATTGAGCTAAGCGATATAAAGACCACTTATCAACCATTAGCGGGGTTAAGCGGTCACCCAAAGCATAACGGTCTACTGTGCATATATCGTAATAGATCCATGCCGGGTTATTAGAATAGGCTTCTTTGAAAGTACCGTCCCACATCCCGACATATTGTCGTGTAGCTGGATTGTAGTTAGTAGGAACCTTTAGAATTCTTCCCTTTGTATCTGCAGCAACTTTAGCAACGTTTCCAAAAGTCTCAGCATCGTATTGAAGGCCCAATAATGCTGTGTTTGGGTAACGTAATTTCGCATCGATCACTTCTGTAACAGCTGCAATATACATCTTGTCGCTGATATATTCAGAAGATGAGTTCGGCGTCAGACGGCGTACACGTACAAGCCAACCAGAATCAGCTCGAGGCAAATCAATGCGGTGTGCTCGCTCGTAATTTTCAGAAGTCTTATCTGAAATCTTGGTTTTTAGTACTTCAGTCCAGACACCACCATCAGTCTGTAAATCTATTGCATATTCGATTGTTACGCCTGACACATCACCATTTGTAGCATTTTGGCTTCGTAAAGGCCCCCATTTTAAACGTAAACGTACTGCATCGAGATCAAGATTGCTAAAAGCTCGAACCCATGGCGTTTCGGACTTCAACTCCACATCGATGGCGGTTTCACTTTCGACTGCTGGAAAACCCTCAATGTATTCCTGATCATTAGTACCATTTCTAAAATCAACTTTTACATTTTCAAAGTTAAGGCTTCCGTCTGCGTTCTGAAGAGGAGTTTCTTCTAAATAAATTGACTGAAGCCCATTTGCTAGCCCCTCAATTTCTCCTTCAGCTAAACCATATAGAACCTTGATAAAGGTTTTCGATTGAGCAGAATCTGGTGAAATAACAGGTTGCCGTTGTTTATTGCTGCCCTTTTTTGCGCCTACTACTGCATTCATAAGAAATCTCACGCAATAAAAAAGGCGCTAGAAAGCGCCTGTTAAATAATTAAAAATTACATCTGATCTTCAGGATATTGACCTGCGCTCACAATGAAGCCGCCGATTTCCCGTTGACCATAAAGAATTGGAACAGGATTACCTTGTGCAACTGTGGTAACTGCACCGCCAAAGCCCTTATTTGCTCTATTGCCGTCTTGGTTTTGATCTTGAGTCGTATCAACCTTTGGCATAAGCATCATGGCCACCCCACCAAGCATCATTCCAATACCTGAACCAATCAATGCAGCACCTAATGGCGCTCCCCCACCCAATGTACCTACCGTCATCAAAACGCCTACGACGACCATAACAGCACCCAATACAGTCTGTAATATTCCATTACCGCCTGCACCAACTACACGTGGAACAATATGAATAACCTCAGCTTCAGTATTCATATCAAGCTGTTCTTCACCGATATTGTCACCAGTGATTAGGCGCTTAGTTTCATGATCGTAAATTGCTGGGCGTTTCTTGCCTCGCTTATTACTTGAGTTCTTACTTTTTAAAAATACGGCAAAGCGTAGGCCTTGCTCATGAGCATGCAACATAAAATGCTCAAAGCCAGTAATCTGGACAGATAATGCCCGCATGGCTTCACGTGTATTTGCGACATCGAGCTTAAATTCACGACCGAACTTTTGCCCTAGAATGCCGTACAACTTAATTGTTTTTAACATCTCGGTGCCTTAAGATTTTCACAGTGCGCTCATGCCATTGCTGACCATATATTTCCCGCACAGATTTACGGTTATACGGATGATGAAGGATTAAACTTGAACCGATGCAATGCTCAGTTTGTTCCGATTTAAGCTGCCCATTATTACCCAACCATATAACTGCATGATTTGGATGCTCGGTACGCCCAACACGACAAACAAGCATATCGCCATACTGCGGTGTATCAACTTCATAGAAACCTGCTTTTTCGTAATTTTCAAGGTAAAGAGAAGGATGATCTTTATCTTCCCACCATGCATCTTTACGCTCGAAATCCATCAGTTCTACGCCCAATTCACGACTATAAAAATCACGTACAAGCGCATAGCAATCTTGCCAGCCATGAAAATAATTACGCCCCACTAAAGGGGCGCGATAACCGCAAGGCTCGTAGACTTGAAAATCAAGATCCGGATATGAACAAATTACCCACGGCTTTTGATGTAATTCAATTTGAATCAGATCAAGTTCCGAAGCTTTTGTTGTTCCATCTGGATGAGAGTGCACATAAGCTAAGATTTCGCCTTGATCTTCAGCATTAGCTAAATCCTCGGGATGAATTTCAAACTGATCTTGCTTTTCTGAGATATTGCGGCAAGGGATATATTGCTTAGCAACAATCACACCACAACTCTCTCGCGGATAGCATTCATCAGCATGGGCCATGATTGCTTTTTTTAGTTTTGCTGTAAGCTTCATTAGAAAAACCCCTTACAGTTTCCACATTTTGTGCACTTCCGCTGCTTTTGAGTTGGATAAGTAAGATATACTTGACCTGTTGGTTCAAAAAGCCCGCCACAAGGGCAGCTAAATTTAATTAAATAAGCTTTTTTCTCTTTAATCTTTCTTAATCTTAGAATGACAAAGTGAACCGCATAGCTTAGAAAATGAATGATTAGCGCCCCTACCATCCCATAAATTATTCCAAGTAAGATATTCATAAAACCTCACAATAAGCTTGAAGCTGGAAAACCGCCGAACGGCAATGGCTTATTTTCACCATGGTGTAAACGACAATCTCTTAACCTTCCCCCACATTTGTCCTGAGATGGATCATCTGTTGGCTCACCTTTTTCTGTGAACATAGCCGCGCCCGTATAACCACACTCTTCGCCGCGATACTTCCCCATCATGCACCAATGGCATAATGATGTAATTTGGCGAACAGGTATTTTCAAACCCTCAAAATCGATTGGATTGGACAGCTCGAAAGTAACCTGCTGGGCATTTTCAGATGTCTTTTGCTCGATGTACCAGATTTGCTCTTTTGATTCATTCGATGCAGTTGGATTGCCTTCTGTGAAGTTTTCAGCATCTAAGTATTTAGCAAGTGTGGTAATCACTTTAAGTTTTGCACCAGCAAAGTCTTTAAACTGCAAACAGTAAGCAGACACAGCATTTTGAATGCCGTTGATATTGTTGGCCATGCTTAAAGTTGGCGCTGAAGCTTTACCATCTGAACGCATTTCAAGCCCAGATACTTCCAGGGCCATCGGCTCAAAAACTTGACCTTGCCAGATAATATTGCGGTTCCATACTTTTTGATCGCCAGCATCAAAAACTTTGCCAATGCTGCCAGAGTCGGCACCGATCAATCCTTCAGATCCGATGGATGAGTAGATTTTCTCCCAGTCTTGAAAAGAAATATGACCATGAAAACGTAAAATGCCAGCACCTAAGTTGCTGGCATCTAGTTCAAATAGATGAATAAGACCATCTACATATAGTTTCTGGAAATCACTATTCAGGGTCATAAGTCACCTCGTCATAGATTGGATTTCCATCTTTGTCTAAGACTGGCACATCATCAAAAACAGGATTTCCTTCACTATCAACTGCTTGAACCCATTCAAAAACTGGCTCACCCTTCTCATTAATGACAGGTTGATTCGTTAAGATTGGGGTACCGTTTTGATCTGTTTGAATATGTGTCACTGGTTTTTGGTAATTTTTACCGCCAACAACAACCGGATTCCCGGCATCATCAAATAGATCTTCATATTTAGTGATGTAAGTAAGCTGAGGAGCATATTTTACTTGCTGAACCATGCGCGGTTGTTTTTCTGTTCTTGGAATTTTTCTAACGATTGTCTTTTTAATGCTGTTTAATCGAATGTCGATCCATCGCGGCTCACCGTTTGCATTGTTTGGAATATCGATTGGTGCATCAAGATTAGCAACAATGTCACCCTCTTCATTCATTTTTTTCTTGAATGTCTTAATTTCAAGATCACCATTTTCCAAGGTCTGATATTCAACTGCACAAATCTTATTGCCATGTGTGTCAGTCGGAATTTCAATCCACCAGCCTTCTAAAGCAAAACCACTTGAACCCTGAATTAAATAGTGACCAATATCGACTTTTTTAAAAGTGATGTTCTGCTCTGCTGCTTCATCATTGAGTTCAATTTTATCTGCAAACAATTTAACAACGGGTGATGCTGACTTAATGAAACCATTTGCATCCACAGTTGTATTTTTTGATGACAAGATTTTACACCACGGCTGAAACGTATTTACATTCCAGTTTACAGACCTGACATAAAAATCGGAGTTATGCGTTATGCTTAATTGCGCACAAGCATCAGTTGAGTCGTTAAGATCTAAATTAATAATTGCCTGAGAACTGTCGTCAGGATAGTCTCCAGCACTTGAAACATTATCACCATAATTTTGCCAATAAAAGGCATTACCATTTCCCCTCAATGTTGATAGTTTTTGACTACCTAATCGAATTGACTTCCCAACTCCAAAAGCACCAACTTCCATGACATTACCAGCAGCAGTACCTACATAACGACTAGCTGCATGAGTGTTATTTGTAAAGTTTTCATTAATTTTTGCGCCAGTTGAACGGAATGTATCACCACCTGCGCCAGTCGGAGCTGAACCTAGATTTACTGTTTGAATCGTCATTTTCTTACTCGCATAAAAAAAGCCCCTAAAAAGGGGCATCAAAGGGGTTTAAATTAAGGGTAAAAAACTTGGGTGAATGTTGTTGAGATTTGCCAAATATCACCACCTAAACAGCGTGGTTGATATTCACCTGTTTTAACTCGGACCTCACCGTCTAAAGGTGAATCCCAAAGGAAGGGTGCTGCTAAGAGCGCTCTAGCCTGTTGAATATCTCTTAGTGAATTACTATAAGTCTGCTCGTAAGCACGTTTTCTTTGTTCAGCAGCAAGATTGATTAGGTTAGTTTCATAATCGTATTGTTCCTTTAAGGCTTTTAAACGAGACTTCTTTTCCTCAGCGTTATATTCAAGACTCTTCTGAATTCTGAGCCCTTCAATCTTAGTTTTTGCGTTAAGTTTCTCTTGCTCATTCATCTTGAAGGAATAAAGATCATAAGCAAGTTGAGCTTCACTAATGAGTTTTGCATCATTCGCTTTCTGTATCGCTACAGAGACATATTGAGTCATGCCGTATTTCTGTAAGCGCTCAATTTCCTTCTGCAAATCCATCTCAATTTGTTTGGATTTATCAGAGTATTCATACTGAATTTTGAGACGTTCTTCATTGATCTTCTCTAATTCTTGAGCATGCTTTTTCGATTCTTGAGCAGCTTTTTTTGCAGCATTCTCTGCGTCTTTAGCTTCTTTTGCGTTTGTTTTAAGGCCCTTGTTGGTTTTGTCTATTGCACCACTGGTGTCGTAATACAACTGACCAAGCTTATCAAGTTTAGGAACTGATGCATCCAGCACATCATTCATGGACTTCGTTGAGCCTTTAATGGTCGCTACTGAATCGTTTACAGTATCACTGGCGATAGACCAACCATTTTTAAAACCATTTACTAGAGCTTGCCCTTTAGCAACAACTCCATCAGCATTCCAAACATTAACAGCAGTCGAACCAATATTTTTAGCCTGCTCTACAAAGCCTTGAATGAGTCGTATAACAACCTGAATTGCACTTGCTAGCCCAATAATCCCTACTGCTACACCCTTAGCAATTACACCTACAGATTGAATTACGGAACCAAATTGGCCACCATCTTCAGCCCCTTGTAAGAAACTACTTAAAAGTGAGTTCAAGACAGGCATCATCTGAGATGCTAATTGGGTTTTAAATCCCTCAAAACGAGTTTGAACTGACTTAGTTTGAGCGGCAAGCAGTCGAGACTGTTCAATAGCTTCTTTGCTTTTGATAATCCCCGCTTCTGTTAATGCCTCTCCATAACGATCTAATAAAGCCCCTCCATTTTCGAACAATGGAAGTAAATTACCTAAATCATTACCTAGACTTTCAAAGACAAATCTTTGTTCTTGTGCAGATGCTCCAACACTATCAAGCTTATCTTTCATTAGCTGAAGTGCTTCAACACCATCTTTACCTTGCAATGTCTTCGCAAATTTTTGAATCTCTGCATCAGTCATTTTGGTGTTATTTTTTAATGCGTCAAAGAAGTCTGCCGCCTCACCTCCGCCACCACTAGCAGTGAATTCACCGAGCTTCTCTTGTGCATCAGCTAATGACTGTGCCAGACCATCTTGTGACATACCAAGCTGTTCAGCAGCATGTGAAAGAATTTGAAAGTTCTGTGTGCTAGTGTTTGCTCTATTTGCTAAAACAATCATCTCAGCATCCGCTTTAGCGGCTTGAATTGCCATTGCAGAAAGTCCAGCAAATGCTACTGCTGCACCACCCACCGCCATTCCTGTAAGTGCTGCACCTGCCATCAAAGCGCCACCACGCAAAGCTGAAACTTTCTGTGTGACATCACCAATAACAGACCCAATGCGTGTATTGCCAAGAGATGAATTAATTTGTTCCTTAAATTTGGAGAATAAATCAGTAGTTTTACCTGTCTCTTGACCTACATTTTTAATTGATTTTGCAGTCTTATCGCCTTGTTTCTCAGCATTACCTAGAGACTTATCTAAAGCATCGACTTCTTTTTTGCCATCTTTGGCATCTACCACAATAACCAAGCGGCTTACAGATTCAGGCATTTCACTCTCCAAATTCTAGGCAATAAAAAACCCGCTTTCGCGGGTTAATTGTTTAATTTGAGTTAATTTCTCAGTGCTTTCTCACAATATGGCGATGCATTTTGTAAGTTTGGATCTGGGCTGTACTGGTAACTACCTCCACCATAGTAGTTAACTTTTAACTCAAGTTTAGAGTCAGTTTTACTTTTAATCGTTTGCTTTAACCCTGATTGAACAATAATTTCATTACCATTTACTTTTAGCTTTTCAATAGAATCTTTACCATTCCAACTGGAACACATTAGACCAGTGCCATCTTTATTGAATGAGTAAGTCACAGCGTATGGGCCATTATTGCCCGTCCAAAAGCCATTGAGATCCGTTGATGTTGGTATTACAGACATGTATTGATTATTCATCATATCTGTTGTGGCTGCACAGCCTCCCAAACCTAGAACCAAACTCAATAAAATAATTTTTTTCATACCCACAACCTATTTTATAAAACTCGAATATGCTAACAACGTGTGATTATTCAATTATTCATACATTGCCATGCAACCCAAGTAATATTTTGCTGAGAATTCATTTAACTGTTCTTCTTTTATTGAGGGTGTTGAGTAACTTGGTTGCTCATAAGCATCACGGGTAATTAAGTTGATAATTTTTTGCATATTTTTATCAGGGTTCTTTTTAAATGCATAATCATTAGCCTCCAATGCTTTCATTAACGGCATCCCATTTTGCTTTTGTTGCATAATTACATTTGCAATTTCCATTGTATTTCTACAGTTTTGCTCATGCTCACTATCACTAACAGGTTGAGCTGGTTTAGCTAACACTAGTGCAGGTAGGTAAAACAACCCTATTAAAATTATCTTTTTCATACGAGTGCCTTATTTAGAAACCATAGCGAACAAAACTAACAGTAACCATCCAAATGCTATTACTTTTTCAAATTTTGTGTATTTTCTTTGAAGAGTAAACCATGCAAAAATGAAAGGGAAAATAAAAATGCCGATCCATAACAGAATAGTAACTAAGACGTTTCTTTTTTCTTTATCTGAACCTTCTTGTTGTATTAAGTGAATAGGGTCATTTAAAGTCCCTTTTGACTTCTTGTAGCTGGTATTTGTTGTATAAGAAAGACCAGTACCTGGAATACCTACTGTTGTGCGAGTACCCTTCTTACTTACATTTACACGTGCACCTTTCCCACCCACAGAAACACTTGATAGCCCTTTTTTACTAATATTGACACGGATTCCAGGAGCAATTTTTATACTTTTTCTAAAATTCAATCCCATCACATCACCTATCTAGAGCAGATCTTTTTAGAAGCACTGATGGAACCATCATTACAAACAAACTTACTACCATCGCAATGACTTATCCCACCTTTCTTACCAGAGCACGGTTGTCTCCCTCTACCTGCTTCCGCAACACTTAATGAGCTTAAAACTAATAAAAGACTTAAAATGACTTGTTTCATGGTTTTTACCGTTTATTATAAAGTGTACTAACTTTAACAAACTGGTTAATAAAGGCGCAATAAAAAAACCACCTAGGGTGGTTATTCAGTTTGATTATTTGCATCAACTTCAGGAAGGTGAACTTTGTATTTTCTAGGAGTATCTCCAGAGATGTTTACACCCCGTTGCATTCTTAATAACAATTCTGCACTTACCGGATCGGCTGGACGCCAAGGACCATCATTAACACATTTTATCACATGTTCAAAATCTTCTATTTCAAGTTTTCGATAAAGCACATAACTGTCATGCTGAACAAAAGGATGTTCGCCTTTTTTAACTATACAGGCTGAATCGTAATACTTATCCACATAGAGTGTTGTGATGTTAACTCTTACAATGCAAATTTTATTACCATAACCAAGTTGAGTGTATTTACTTGGGTCAAATAGTACAACATTCAGATGGTCCTTTAAGCCATCTGGACGAAAAAAAGCATCCCCAACTTTACCTTCCCAGCTCATTAGTAATCAGCATCCTAACAACATAAGTTTTTATTTTCCTGATTCATTCTAACTTCAGATTCCATATCTTCAATAATATGCTTCTGAAGTTCTTGATTAAATCCCAATGCAGAGAATAAATCATCATAGCGAATTGGAGTGCTACTTGCACCAGGATCACTCCACTCTGGACAATGAGTATGAGTCCAATCAACTAAATCCCATCTTGATAAGTGCCCAAATTGTTGCCATACATTATTTAATAAAGAGATATCATTATCACTCAATTCAAGCAAATCATCTTCGCTTCGAATCATACTCTTATCTCTTAATGCAACTTCATTATTTGAGCGATCAGATATCCACTCATTCCAAAACTCTTGATGACGAACAGCCCCATTCATAACATTATATGTTATTGATAAAACAGGACCATGCCTCATGGAAACTAAACTATCTCCAATAAATGGGCGATGAAATTTTCTAAAAGACTCTCTTTCAGAAATATAAAGTAATTTCATGAGCTTAAGAATTGGCAAATGTCCATTAGCTTTAAACAGAAAAAAAGCTGCTGCTTGGGTCAACTTTTTTTCATCAAATAAAAAAAGATTATCCATAGCTGGCAATTCCATAAGTTTAGACTTGATAAGAGGTGGTAAAGATAAGCAGGGTTATAATTAATATTGTATTCGGCACCTAGAGGCAACGTATTTACAATACGTTTACGATTATCGCAGTGTTTATCGTACCTCAATCTAGGCGTGGTGTATTTATACCGCGCTGCGACTACATTGATAGAATATTTGATAATGACATTCCTGTCAATAAGGAATTTTAACGGGAATGTCAAGGGAATAGGCGTATTATGTAACTTTAATCGCGCTATATCACGTCGCATAGTCTAAGTTATGAACCGTACGTCAGCACTTAAGTCTTCGTCGCTCGTTGCGTCGCCTTCTTATGAGCCTCATCCAAGAACATATCGTCGAGTGTAAAGATACAGTCATTAAAGATATATCGTTCAACCGGTAAATCATATTGCTCAACATAAGCATTAATTGCTGAGATATCTAACGCCAGAGGAACACCTTGTTCATAGCGTCTAGATCGTGCAATGGTGTTATATGCAGACAGAATGGAATTAGCTACATAAGAATAGTCAGGCGCATCAGGAAGCTTTACACCGAGGGCTTCTCTTTGCTTTTTTTCGTGGTCCGTGAGCCCTGCGTACTTGCTCGCGAAGGTGTAGAGGTTTGTGACTTTCCCACGATGTCCTGAAGCTTCTTAAGTGATTCTGTTTGAATGCGGGTAGCTTCTTTAATCACAAAATCAATTAACTGGTTCTTTTGTGCAGATTTACAGAAAATGGTTTCAACATTGGCACGGTTGTATTCAAGTGCTGATCCATCTGTTAATTCAATTCCCTTCCAATCATTCACAAGGAATACACCAACTGCATAAGCGAATTTGTCATTACGCTTTTCAATGCGTTCATTTGTAATAAGGTTAATGTCAGCCTTTTCTTCTGCGGTTTCTAGATTAAAAATCTCTAGTGCTCGCTGAAACTCTGGCTGCATGATTCCATTAATCTTAAATTTTCCACCAGTTGGGAAGTCTACCCATTCAAATGGATAAGTAGTTGAACCGTACCGGGTTTGTCGGAGACTTTTTTATTTAAGTTAAGCCACCTGACCTAACGGGTTAATCTTATCATAGTACATTGCTTCAAACTCAAAAGGCGATACATAACCCAGTGCACTGTGTACACGCTTTTTATTGAACCAATCTACCCAGTTTAGTGTCGCAAGTTGTACATCTGCTAAACCTTGCCAATCTGCTTTTAAATATTCAATCACCTCTGTTTTGTATAAGCCATTCACCGTTTCAGCCAGAGCA